AACAAATATTAAACGTGTAAAGTAATGCCTGTACCGAAGAAACGATCGACTCGCCGAAAAAGGCGCTGCATCCAGCGAAAGATTGGAAGAGCGAAACAAGTATTTGTTCTTTACGAAATCGGAGGGCCTGAAAGTCCAAAAATCCAGGGCGTGTTTAATACACTCGAAGAAACCAAGAAAAAAGTAGAACTCATGATCGGAGAGTTAAATACAAGTCTTGAAGAGGATAGACATTTTAAAATGGATGTTAGACCAGAAGAAGGCATGCTTGCCTGGAGTGAATCTGAACCAAATGCGTTTTACGTGAAAGAAGTGCCGTTTTATCAAAATTAAACAACCATCTGCATGTTTCCGATGGCTGCGTTTGCTTGCTTTTCTCCTTCCGAGATCCGCGACTTGGAATCGGCAAAGTCCTTCTGGAGTTTCTTGATCTTCTCCGCCTGCTCCTTCACTTCCGTCTCCAGCTTGTCTTGGCGCACAAGTGTGTCGTCGACACCTTCCCGCGCGCTTTGAGGTACGGGCATCGTCAGCAGCCACAGAAGCACGGCAGACAGCACGACAAAGCCCAACGCCAGGCCTATTCTCAAATACTTTTTGGAGGTCATCTTTATTCTAGGCAGTCAATAAAGATGTCCTACGGAACGTCCTGTTTCTTTAGACCCGCAGATAAGGACAGCAATGCTCAGTATACGACGCGTATATATAGTTCTTCGGACGTCACGCGTATGAAGCGGGATCAATCGATCCGGAACAACTACGTACAACTCAACGCCAAGAATCTTTCGGTTGTCGGTGGAGTTTCGCATAGAGACCTGTATGCGATCTCGCACACCGTGGGTTCCTACTCTCCTGCTTCATCTCTGACGTCTGTATCCTACGGTCAGTGCGTGCCGTGCAGAGGCGTGCCATTTCAGCCCGTTGCCGCGGCCGAGGTGATTCGCGACTGATTGATTAGTCCGTCTTATCGGCAACTAAATCGAGGTGATCGTCTCCGCGCGTGCGCCGCATAGTTTCTTTCAAGCTCTTGCGGAGCTTCTGCTTTTGCGTTCCCGTGAGTGTGCCGGGCTTGTACATGAAAAAGAACTTCAGAAAATCGCTCGACTTTTTTGACGTTTTTTCCTTGATTTCCGCAGTCTGTGCTTTTATGTCTCGGAGAGTGGACTGCTTGCCCATGCAGTCAATGGGGGTCAGAAGCTCGAAGCGCCGCGAGGCTTTTTTCGAGTGGGCGAGGTCTACGAGACGCTGGGAAATGCAGATGATGCGGTTTTCGTCGTAGCCCTCCAAAAAGTGGGCATCGGCGTAGACAAAGCCCATGAAAAACTGGAGGAGCGTAGGTATGGACGCTACCTTAAGACCGTTCTGCAGCTCATGGTAGCTGTGGCAGCCCGCCGTCTGGAAAATTCGGACGAGGAGAAATCCTGTGTCTATCTCCACAATATCTACATGGGCTGGCAGCAGTTCGGCGTAAGGCGGGTGTTTCAAAACTTTGACGCGATCCTCGCCAAATACACCAACGAACGCATCAATCTTGCTTTCTATATCGACCGAGAGTACGTCAATAGGCACATTCCAGAGGTTCTTGCGGGATTTTGAATGAAGCTCTATTGCATGAGATCCCAAGAGGACCATGTCCTTGCTGTGCAGTATGTTCTCGACCTTTTTACGCTCTACTGTCGTCAGTGCATTTGAGGATGTGGGTTGCTCGGCGGATTTGCACCCGACCGTATAGTGTTTGTTCAGCAACATGAGGCGCTCATACACCTTTTTCCATCGTTCTATATCACCGCGCGGCCGTGAGAGCTCGAGGTACATGGATATGCGCAAAAAGTTCGGAGACACGTAATGTATCCCTTCACGATGTATGTTTTCCTTCCACAACTTGTCAAAAATAGTGGGGTCCAAAAATGTTATGTCGGCCACGCCCATGAAGCTCACAAACACCTTATAGGTCATAAGATGGACACCAGGCTTAACCTCGACCGATTTGAACCCAGCTTTGCTGTATTTGTCGGCGAGGCGAAGGGCGTGCAGCTGAGGCTCCTTGCTGTAGAAATCGTAGTCCGGGATATCGTACTCGGGATCGTAGAACCGGTCTTTGGGCGGCAGAAGGTTGTTTATGGCTGTTCCGCCATAACATAGAACTTGCGTTGATTTCAAAAAGTCCTCGACGATGCGGATAATCTGCTTTACGTTAGGGTCGTGTGCCGCCTCGTAATCCACCCTATCCTGAGCTTTTTTGAGCAGCGCCTCGTCCATTATACGAAGAGGAGAAAATGGATTAAATTGCCAAGAACAAGTAATAGACATCACAGGATGTCGTCTGAACTGAAAAACGAGATACGCAAAAACCAGCGCCGCCGCACGAAAAGTGGAGAAGCCGGGCCGCCGACGGGCCCGCCGCAGCAGCCACCACCGAGTGATTCAAAGTACAATTTGCGTTCTGGCGGGGCGGCGCCCTCGAGCGGCACGCCCGTACGGTGGGTAGACGACGATACGCTGTTTGACGACCATGAAGCAAAGACTGCTGGCGCTGGCGCTGCTGCCGAGCCCTCCAAGAAGCGCACATCATCTTCGTCATCGAGCCCGACGACTACAAACGTGCACGGTATCCAGGTGCCCAGCAACATGCCGGTGTCTGTAAAGATTCACCTGCACGCCAAGGTGAATGCTGAGATTGAAGACGGAGATTATGAGGACGACGAAGACGACGACGATGACGACGACGATGACGAGGAGTACGAAGACGAGGACGATGAAGAAGAGGCGGACGAATCGTTCTTGGGGAAGCTGCTGAAGCACCATTTCAACGGAGGAACAACTCGTCGGCCGCGGGTGATTGTGGAGGACGAGGCGGAGGAGGAAGACGACGTGCCCATAAAGCTCTACCGCAAGGAGCGGAACTATTTTGAGGACCTCTCCAAGAAGGAGAAGAGGAAGACGATTAAGCAGATGTTTGCAGTGTCTGAGCTTCTAGGTGACACCGAGGTCCCCTACAAGTTTAGGGTTCTTGGTCTGGACACCAGCCCGAAAATCCAGACGGAGATTATCCGCAAGGTAGATGCGATGACGCGCATGGGCAACGAGAGTGGCGAGACACAGAAGCTTCGCAACTGGGTCGATGCTATCCTGCGAGTTCCCTTCGGAAAGAACATCCCTCTGCCGGTCACGTGCAAGGACGAGCCCTCGAAATGTGCGGACTTCCTGAAGACATCGAGGACTACCCTGGAAAAGGCTACGTACGGCATGCTGCCAGCCAAGACGCAGATTATGCAGATTCTGGCCCAGTGGATCTCTAACCCAGACTCGGTTGGAAACTGCATTGCGATGAAGGGCCCGATGGGTACGGGCAAGACCTCCTTTGCGCGCAACGGTATCGCCAACGTCCTCAAACGCCCGTTCATGTTCTTCTCTCTTGGCGGTGCGTCCGACATTGCACACTACTCGGGCCACTCGTACACCTACGAGGGCTCGATGTGGGGCCGCATCATCGACGCCATCATGCAGGCGGGCTGCATGAACCCTGTATTGTACTTTGACGAGCTGGACAAGATTTCGGGGACTCCTCATGGCGAGGAGATCACGTCCATGCTGATTCACCTGACGGATCGGTCGCAGAACTCGCAGTACCACGACCGCTACTTTGCCGGCATAGACTTTGACCTATCGCAGTGCCTCTTCGTATTCTCGTTCAACGATGAGTCCAAGGTGCACCCAGTGTTGAAAGATCGCATGTCTGTCATCCAGTGCTCGGGATACACGAACGACGAGAAGAAGATTATTGTGGCCAATTACGTCTGGCCCGAAGTGCTGAAGCACGCCGGGATAAAGCGCGAAGACTTGTCGGCCACAGAGGAGGCGGCTGAGTATATTATTCGCGAATACTCGAACGGCGAGCAGGGCATGCGCAACATTATTCGCGTCGTGGAAACAGTCGTCTCGCGCATCAACCTTCTGCGCCTCTCGGACGAGGAGAGCGGCAAAAAGTACAAGTTCTGGACCAAGATTGAGTTTCCCACCAAGCTGACGAAGGAGACTGTCAAGACACTGCTGCAGGACGTCGACGTGGCCCCGCCGGAGGCATGGCGTTCATTGTACAACTAAATTAGGGCCAGCTCTGAATAAATGAGCACGCCCACTTCCTTTCAAGAAGAAACACAGTTCGCCAAGCGTCACATTCGCAACCGTTTTTCGCTGATGGTCATTCCGAACGTGTCTGACGGCGTGTGGAGCGTCTACGAGAACGCCAAGCTCATTTGCGAGAAGAATGGACAACCTGACCAGATCCTGATGACGTTTCAGAACTTACTGACGCGCATTCCAGAGTGGAAGGACGATGTGCTGCAGGCCGAAGTCAAGCGAATCGTCGCTGCATCCAAGTGCTCGTACCTCGAGGAGCTGCTGACGGGCGTGCTTCTAACCTACCTCCGCGCTTTTGCAGCCGTTCAGTTTCGCGGCGAGAAGGAGGACAGTGTAGACCTGCAATTCGAGCGCCCGCCGCTGTCGCGCTTCATCCACGAGCTGTACAAGGAGTCGGCCCGCAAGTGCTGGGAGCACGCTTTTTTGTTCCGGACGGTGGGCGTGCGGACTGAGCAACAGGCACGAAACCGTCAGGATATTGTGCGGCTCCTCGATGGCGCCCTCGATACGGTGCTCGATTCTTTCCTCCCGTGGCAGTCGATTGTCACCAAATACTTTTCGACGTCGGAGGCTCCTGTCGAGACGGAAACCGTGGTAGCTGAGCCGGAGCCGGAGCCGGAGAAGGAGCCTGAACCTGCTGCTGCAAAGGGTCGCTCGGTGTCCTTCTCCAACGACGACGACGAGAGCGATGCGGAAACGGAGGAAAGCGATGCAGATACGGAAGACAGCGACTACGACGACGCACCGCCAAAGATCAAGCTGACTGAGGAGTCGGTCGATCTGGGCGATTTGGTAAAGTCTCTGGACATCGCAGTGCCTTCGAAGGCGGATGAGAAAGTGGAGCTGACTGTTCCTACGGACGCAGACACGCTCGTTCTAAAGCTGTAAATCGACACGCGGCAGCTTAACAAACAGAGATGGTTGATACGAACCTTATTGCAGTAATGGCAATAGTCGCCGTGGCGGCAATTTGCATATATGCGGTCGAGCGCTACACGCGCAGCAAGCCTATCGAGTGGCCTGACGCCGCCAAGATCGGTGTTGTTTCGGGCGCCGGCGCCGGTGGCCTTGTGTTTGCCCTCGGCGGGAGCTCGGAAGCACTCGAGTTGGCCTCGGCGGCCGCAGGGTCCGTCACGTCGGCAGCGGCCTCGGCAGGCGATATGTTTGTCGGTAAGCCGTCGTTCTAAGTTAGCAATCCTTCCACCACTTTCGTGCAGACTTGGACGTCTTGCGGGTTTTCCGCACAATATCTGAATCTGTAGAATGAAAGGTTTTTCCACACAGCAATAGTGAATTCACGCGGGCATACCCCCACTGCTGCTGCGTCGCCCCCGGCCGGTGCCCCGTTCGCCAGGCCGCCATTCCTCGGTTGTACGATTCCTTCAAAGCTTTCACAGGGACACCCGTGACGCGAGCTTTATCCTCTAGCGATTTCGCCTCTGGATAAAGCTTTTTCCATTCTGTCGTATATCCCGACTTTCGTGTACGAATGTTGCGGTCGGTCTTGAACCCTACGTATGCTTTGGGGCTCTTCCACGACATGGAACCGTACTTGCGGATTTCCCGCTTTCGTTGTGCCTTGCGAGTCTTGGACAGTCCGCTAAAGTATTTGCGAGGTTCGTACATACTCTTACATGTGAAATTAAGAATACCTACGGTTCAATCAGCAGACACGTCACGCCCATCGGCAGCTTCTCTGCAAAAAGGTACTCGTCCGCTATATGATTGTTCTCAATCTGCTTGCGAGGCACCGCATCTCGTGCAAACCTAGCAATCGCTTTATACAGCTGGAACCCGCGGAACCGTTCGTGGATTCCGTCCGTCCGGAACAGGACAGACGTTCCGTCAGGCAGGGTCAGCCAGCGCTTGAAGAGCTTGTAGAGCGGCGCAGAGTCTGTGCTGCTACCCTCTTTTCCATTCGGAAAGCACTTCAAGAAGATCGACGAGGCAAGCCTGACCAGGTCAAACGACGGGTTCGGCTTTACTTCGGGATATTTTGGATTGTAAAAAGGCTGCGTATTGTACTGCCCGCCCGCTTCTTCCTCCTGCTCGAACTGATCCGACATGAAGAACTTGGAGTCCCGCATCTTGGGCAGCTTCACCGAAAGGGTCGCACGGTCAAAATCGATAATCTTGATGAGCTTGCCAAATGTGGGGATACGATAGGTCTTGCCTCCGAGGTTGTAATATAGAAACTCGCTATCCGTCGGTACGTACATTACGTTCATCACGTGGAGATCATTGTGCACGAGTCCGAACGTCCGCTGGGCGTAGGCCAACGCAAACACGACCTGCAAGACCCACGCGTAGCGCTTCGACCAGTCTGGGTTCTCTTTGAAGAGCGTGTACATCGTGCCCTCGCACTTCTCCATGGCCGTGATCTGAATGGGGGCGTCTTCAAACACGGCATGGGCGAAGGGTTCGTCGTCTTCGGGCTCTTCAAACCCATTCTCCTCGTCCATCGAATCGTCCGTCGAGCACGACCGCACGTCGAAAACATAGTCGGTCGAATTCCCCGACTCGTATGACGACTGTTCGTCATCTGCGTCGTTCTCGCAGTCATCTTCTGAGGTTTCGTCGTCGCTGTCTGCGTGCGGAGGCGGAGGGAGGTGAGTAACTGACTGGCCGACCGGCTGGAGGTCTTGAATACCCAAATCAACGGGCCCGTCCATATCTTCGAGCTCTACCAGACCCGACGAAGGTTTCTTCAATCGGAGTTCGAAAAAGTGACCGATATTCTGCGAGAACCACGCACGGTCGCAAAGGTCTTCATAGTCGTCCGAGATATCCAAAACATGGCTGGCGGCAATACCTGAAAAGACCCCAAAGACCTTTGGAAAGTGCTGGCAGCCGGACTCGGATAGGGCGATCGAGGCGAGGGAACCCACGTATGCGGCATTATAGGGAGACTGCAGGCGTTTCGTCGCCTCGTCCTCCTTGTGAGGCAGCCCGGTGCCCGCATAATCTCCTCGCATGACGTTGTATGCTGAAAATATCATCGTCTTTTTGAGGTGGACCTTTTGTTCTTTGGCTCCGACCAGCAGGGTGTCGCCGTCCACGATGCTCTGGACTGCGTATCGTGTTCGAATGCCGTAGGGGTAGGGATTGCGGATCTCATCGAGCTTGAATAGTTTTTGGATGGAGGGAAAGTACGGCTGGATGCGGCGGAGGCCCCAGAGCCGTTGGGCCTGTTCCTGTAGTCCATGGAGATTGGAGTAGCGCTGAATCTCAATGGGTACGTTGGACGTCCGTAGATCCGGTGTCGGTTTGGGCATTATTAAGCATTCATGAAAGAAGCACTTGTTTTTTTACGCTGCTGCCGGTCGCTGTACCGGACTGAAAAGTCCAGTATCGATCCCTCTTCGGGGACCCAATAGTCAAAAAATCCACCAAAAATCGTATTGAATACATACTTCATCTTGTATGTCAAGTCATCAAGAAAGATAAACACTGCAAACATGAAGAATACGCCACTCGTGTAGGAGTCTATGAAATCTTCAAGACCTTTTCTCACCGGAATCAGCGGCGTGGATCTGTCGAGGTAGTACGTCAGCCAAAATATACTCATCGCGATAATTACAATTTCAAACGTGAGATCGTACAGCTGAAACGCGATACCTTTTGCATTCCAGGTCTTTATCTGCTTCTGTTCCGGATCGTACGGGTCGTATGGGTCGTACGGATCAAAGGCGTACCACAGTATGTAGGAGAGGAGAGCTCCCGCCACAGTGTAAATCAATGCAAAAATGGCAATGTTGCCCGATACACGGAGAGAATCGTTCCGTGTTAATTTAACTCTGTGGATATTGTAGGCGTATCCCACCATTGTTATACTCTCGCAAAAATAAGAGAGCTAAAGAGTATGAACTTTAATATCCGAAAATTCAACATGGAGGTCATCAAGGAGAGGTGCGCCATGGACTCGCGCAAGTCTCCGATGATTGTGATTATCGGTAAGAAAGATACCGGAAAATCGTTCTTGGTCCGCGACATTCTGCACCACACGCAGGATTGCTTCCCGATTGGCACCGTCATTTCGGGCACGGAGGTCGCCAACGAATTCTTCCAGCACATGGTTCCGTCCAAACTGATTCACGACAAGTACAAGCCCGACATCATTATGAACGTCATAAAGCGGCAGTTGGCTCTCAAGCAGCAGCGCAACCATTCGCGAGGTGGAGCAGGAAGCAGCGTAGACCCCCGTACGTTTTTGATTCTCGACGACTGCTTATATGACGCTACGTGGATCCGCGAGGAGTCTACGCGCTATGTCTTCATGAACGGCCGCCACATTGACTTGACCACCATGATCACCATGCAGTACCCACTCGGCATTACGCCCAATCTGCGCACCAACGTCGATTTCGTCTTTATTCTCCGCGAAAACATCTTGGGAAACCGCAAACGTATCTACGAAAATTACGCAGGTATGTTTCCGACATTTGAAATGTTTTGC